TTTCGCCAGTTTATTAGCAAGCCATCTGATAGTAAACCTAAATAGGTAAGCTTTTCATTTCTAAAGCAATGCATTCTCTTTTTGGTTCAGAGCTTTCATTGAGAATTTAAATAAACAAGATCAATAGAAACAGTGTATACGTTGTTATTTATAACAGCCGCACAAAACTAAGGTAGACTACTACCATACCATCTTTTGAAATATAACAGCCCAAACAACGATAGGTTTTGGTTGGGGGTTGTTTATAGCTTCTTAATAGAAGCTAATAGACTTTAAGGTATTTTGACGCCTCACATCCCAAGGAGTGAGCAACGGCAAATTCCACTTATGAAAAGAGTACTCTCTACACGCTGCTTTCAGCAAAGTAGGATAATATCGATCCCATGTGTCACAACTGTGGAGGGAAAGTTCATTCAAAGTATTCTCAAAATTTGTGGCCGAAATAGTAAAGTAATCGGTACCTTTTCTTGTCCACATGGAAAATTCTAAAACTACATCTAATTCAAGAGGTGCTATATATCTTCCACTCATAGGGCAATAAACCCAAGATCTCTTCAGAAAAGAAATCTCAGTTATAGGACGAAAAGGAATAACAGCAGTTTCTTTCAACTCTGTTGTATAAGTCATCCCAATACGTGCTAAATATTTTGGCAAAGTAAGTTCATTGTAATACAAAATCAATTTTGGAACTGTAGAGAAACAATTATCATCTCCTAAAATAGCAGCTCTAATAGATTTGGTACATTCATCATCTTTCATATTTAATTCCGGATGTTCGTCAATTATACAAATGAAAACAAAACACAAACATATAGCATTATAAATAGTATTGATAATAGCAGTCAAAGCATTGCCAGATGGCATACCTTTAAACCACTTAACAACAATACCTAGAAATATGTGATTAGAAGAATGAATTTCACTGAAAAGACCAGTTTTGATGGCTATTTCACGTGGTGTAGCATTTGGATAATAAACTTTACAGATTAAATTAACCATAATGATATGAATTATAGCAAGATGACTCGCATCAAACTTAGAATAATCACCAGCACCTGCTAAAATTTCTTCTGAAGTAACTTCACCAAGAAATTTTGCAATATGATCCCATTCTTCAGAAAAAGGATTAACTCCTATAGCTGACCAATTCTGAATTTTATTAGATTTAAAATGAGAATCAAACCAACCAAAGTGTTTCCTGAACAGTATAAAAAGAATCAAAGGACCTCCAGAAAACATTCGTGTTTTACCTTCACGGACCTTTTCAATTTTCTTCCGTTCATCTTTTAAATAATCAACATAATAAAATTCAGGGCGATCTCCAGCTGCATAAGTAACTTCTGCAAGGTCAACTTCTTCTCGAATACGCTCTAAAATATTTAAATATTCCGGAGAATTACGATCAGAAGTAAACAATAATTTCTTCAAATTATCGTTACCCTGAACATTCATTGGATAACCGGCACTAGTTCCACTAGGAATAGGGCCAAAATTTTCATCTCCTAAAACACCATGAATAGCTTCTTCAAGTGTAAACACTCTAGGTTCATATCGCCGAATCATCGTATCATGTAACATATTAAAATACTGATTAGCTGCACGTTCAACTTGTTTCCAAGTAGAATCAGATATGGGTGGTGTATCAATATCATAGTTTTTCAATGCTACTTCCCAAGGATCAATAACCTCACCTTTAGAATTTTTAAATTGGAACAGCTTAGTTGGTAAAGTAGTATGTTGTTTAACAACATCAAAAATAGGACTCTTAGCTATTCCAGATCTAGTAGGAACAATAGGAGGATTAGCAATTGGTCCTTCAACAACAAAGTTACTAAATTGAGACCAATCTAATTGTGGTGATGCTTCCTCCTCCATAGGATAAAAAGCATCTAAAGCACCACGAATTTCTTCTTGGGTAAAAGATGAGGCATAACCATAATTACTGGACATACCTCCACTACTATGCAATCCATAAATTTTCTGCTTTGCAATAGAAGCATCCATTTTGGCAAAGATAGAACCACAATCACCATTTACAGTAATAGCATGGTATCTATATCCTTCACGCAAAAACCAAGATTCATTATTAAATTCATCAATTACATTTAAAGGACGATCTAGTATAGTGGTCCAAGCAAAGAACGATTTGTTTGCATTGGCTAACAAACCTTCAATTTGCAAGGAATCTCTCATCAAATTCTTTTCAGAAACAATATATTCAGTAATATCCCTACAAGGTTGAACTCGTAAAGGTAATTCTACCAAAACAAGATCTTTCTTAGCAAGATTTGACAAATAACGATCTTGTGAAGGACCTCCAGTTTCATCTGGATCAAATCTAAATTCAAAACTCTCAAGTATTTCGCGGACCGTAATATAGTATGAGACCTCTGAACGAGACTTACCATTGCGAGATATTTTTAACTGAACATCAAGTCTACTTGGATCATCATATAAGCCATTTGAAAGAGTCATAATATAATGATAATTCATAAGGGCGACTCGTTCTCTAAGAACTAAGAAATACCCTAAATGGTCCCAAGTTACAATTTCTCGAGAAATACCTTCCGCATCAACAGTTTGAGTAACATTCTTCTTTGAAAGAGAAAAATGATTAGATCTAACAATTGATGCTACAATATCTTGTCCATTACTATCGGAACCCATCTGAGACTGAGCAACTGGATGAGACCTGATAAAATCCTTCATAGCTGTTGAATTTTTATACAATTTGGCAGCAGACTTATTAGTTCTCATTTTATCACCTTCATTATGTGACTGAGGATATACCTCATCATAATATTCACGGGAACAAAATATTTTGATTAAGAACTTTTGTATATAATGACCAATAGCAAAACCAACGGCAAAGCGAATTATAGTCATAACAATGTCATAACCATGCTCACAAATAAAATTTTTAAGTCTCAAAATAACAGGAAATCTATCAGATAAAATCTTAAACTTTTCATAGAAATATTCTTTAATCCAAGTAAATATAGAAACTTTCTTCCTAAATTTAACAACAGAATATACAGGTAACAAACGTTGTGTACTATCTTCTACTAACAATTTAAATTTATCAAAATCAATATTGTTATCTAAAAGACTCAATTCAATCATTGGAAGAAATTCTAAAAGAGTATCCGGATCATAATCAAGATCAGGCAAGTAATGTGTAATTAATGCACGGGCTCGGGAATGAGTAAGATATTTTGCAATAATTCTCTGATAAGGACCATTGCCAGGTCTTAATCCAGTAATATCCTCAGTGACTATTTCTTCCATTTGACATTCTTCATCATCTTGAATAGGTATATCAGGGTGGAAAAGTTTATGATACTTTTCAACTGTAGCATTAAATGTTTTCAAATTCTGCTCAAAATAAGCTTTATTAAAATCATATTTTGCAAATAATCTATTCATAACTTCTGTAAAAGATATTATTTCACCAGTAGGTTCACTGGTTTGATTATCTAAAACATAAAAATCATGCACAATGTCATCCATAGTTGTAACATTAGTTTCATAATCTACAGGTAAAGTAGTTGGATCTAAAACTCTATGCCAAAGATCAAGAGAACGTGATTCAACTGTACAATGACAATGTTTCGGAACAACTATATAAGAAAAATGTATTCTACGTTTAAAAGCAGCAGGAAGTGCCAGTGAAACTGGTTGATGATCACGCACATTGGTATTAAGGAAAATATAAGGAGCTTGAAAAGTAGTTTTACCCTTATTTTCAATCTCTGCCATATGCGGATAATATTCAAAACCATTTACAAAACGAATTAATTTCATATATTCATTATCAACACTACCAACTACATCTCTACCTTGTCCAAAGTCGTCAATATTAACTACCCAATGACAAGATAAAAACCCATCCATATATTCATTTTCTGGAACACATGTATAGATTTTAGTAGAAGGCTGCTTTATAAAAGCAGCCAATTCATTACCAGTAAAGTGTCGAGCTACTGTTGCATAATTAGCATTAGTCATAACAATAGATTTACCGACACTAGTTGGACCTTTAAATTCAACTACACCTGGTTCTTGACGGAATCCAGTAAAAGAAATATTTTGTTGTTCAAGAGATGTCTGTATTTTACGCAAAGACTGTAAATCCTGTTGTAAGAAATTAGCAACTTCACGAGATGAAGGATCTTTTGGTAAACCCAGTTTAATTTTCCTACCTGCCTCAATGAGAGCTGATAGACTACACAAAACCTCTTGACTAGCTTGAATCTTATGACCATTATATCTACAACAAAAATCACGCACTTCTGCGAAATAATCATCATAAAGAGTATAACTGGTGCTAAAGAAACGAAACATTGGAGTTTTACCAGTAGCTTGTTCCAAACAAATATTTATCAGATTTTCTGAAAATCTGAGAGTTGTTTTGGCAATGTCAACAGCACCACCCTTAACCTTCGAAAAATCTTTCAAAAAATTTAAAATGGCTGATTGAGTATCTTTAGTTTTCTCTAAAGATAGATAACCTAAAAATAATGAAGAAACCACTTCAACACTATTGTTAAATTCATCTTGTGACATTTGCGGAACAGCAATTTCTTCACCCTCTTCCACATCTAAAGATGTTGGAAGATTAGCACCAATATATATCCAAACGAAAGCAGTAACTTTAAACAGTTTACTATCATAAAGACACATAGGCAACCAAAACAAGGCGAAAAGTGAAACTCCTACCCAAGTACGATACCTTAAATAATAAATAAATGAGGCAAACATACACATAAATAGCGTATCACTTTGATCACGAGAAGTAACATTCTTAAAAGCTTCTTTCATCTTCTCAGAAGTATCACGGGCTTTAGCAGCTCCAGGTATTAAAGAGGTCAAGGATGAGAAAGCACTAAAAACGCTGGACGTACTATCTAAACTAGAACCTAAATTGGTAAATACCTTTTGCCAATTAAGCCTTTCTTCCTTATCAGGAAGTTTTTCTGTAAAGTCATCTACAGAATCAGTCATATTATTTATAGAATCAGTTAAATCAGTAACACCTGGTATCCTCATCTGAGGAGCAGCTGTTTCAAATATAGAAACAAATTCTAGAGGCTTGATATTGCTATCACACCAAGAATTCAATCTTTGAGCATGAACATGTAAATAATATTCATACTCAGTCATGAACAAAAGTTTTAATCCTACATAAGGATCAAAATACTCTTCAAAAGGATAATCATTAACAAATTCCAAGTGAGTATCATGACAAACAATTGTTACATCGTCTGTTGTATGTTCACAATATTGACTATATCGAGAAGCATGTTCCCACCAATTATCTATTGCATCAACATCCTCATAATCGTAATCAAAATCATCAATTCCACCCGGAAGCTGTGTTACAAAATTTTGGAAAAATTGAGTTTCAAAGTCAGACGAAGTAAAAGAATGATCTAAAAGAGTCTCATCAACAAAAGTCTGATATCTTTCAATACATTTATAAGGAGGGAATTTCCAAGCACACCAATCACTATTAACTGCGGTCGCAAGTGGTGTGAGGAAATGTGGATAATCAGTAAACAAAGTCATCAAGTAATCTATATCCGATGGTGTATAAGCAAAATGTTCTAAAATTCTTATTTCCATTTCGATTACACGCAAAGGATTCCTAAAAAGCATACCTTGACTTCTAACTATCATTAAAAAGATAATTATAGAATTTGGATATGTGTCATTATCAAACAAATACATTCTAAAAACATATTTGACTAACAAATCTCTATATTCAATATTCTTACGAAAATTATTAAATCCGACAATAAATTGATCAGGATCAATAGTTAAAACAAAACTATCATCAGTAAATTGGAAATCTTCTAAGTTATCCAAAATAGAAGTTAAATCCAAATCACAATCTCTATATGGTATAGATAAATTTTCAAAATCTGAAATATCATTAGCCCAAGGCCAATCGGTAACAATGGACTGCGTTAACTCACTCATAGCTTGTGGTTCCATGCCAAACCAGTTAGAAACTGAGTGTAACATGGAAACAAATAATTCATAACTAGCACACGGATGGTCGTCCGGTAAGTTTTTAATAAAAGCGGATGTATAAAAAGCGGTTGTCATTGTTATTGTCGTATTTTCATTGTTGGGGTATAGGTTATCTGCCCATCAGAGGCCCGTAGGTGGGCCAGCCCCAGAATTATGTCTAACTTATTGTAGACAGATCTGTATTTTTGGGAGATTTTAGTTTTTGGATTTTTATCTCGTCTAAGAAATTTGGTACTGTAGTCTTATTTGACGTGTAGCGGGCTTAACTCGAAGTAATTAACTGCGGTCAGTTTACCACGAACAGGCTGATCCAAACTCTACAGAGTCTTAGATAATTTTATAAATTTTGTTACTGAACTTTCTGGAAATAGAAAGCTACTAAATCACATAAAAGTGATAAATAAGAAATAAATGGAGTCTTTTGTCTACTCATACTCGGGAGCAATTCAAACTAAAAAGAAGTGGTATAATTTACAACAGACTTATCCAGGTCTACACTTGCATTAATTAACAATTATAATCTAAAATAAAGAAATAGTTCAACTACTATAAAATATAGTAATTAAGTATCGCAAATATAATAAATTATATTAGAATAAAATTAACATACACATGAATTTTGTGTATCAAATCGCAATAGGGGAAAACCCTATT